CTTATTCTCCTTATTCTTTAGCTGCTGAATAACGTACATAAACATCCTTGCTACGCATATAGTCGCGCACGGAATCTGCAATAGGCGGGATTCTGTTTACAAGCAGTACACCATCATGTTGGCAGAACAAACCGTCAACGCCATACATGTTTACGGCATTGTCGTCTTTTGAAACATCGTAGAAGGTAAATCCATTGGGGAACACCTTAACGTAATAGGAACCATCATCTTCTTCCAATTCTACAAATACAGCGCCTTTTGCGAGTGTTGCCGAAGCATCGCCGACATTAGGATTGGTTACTGTAACGATGTCGTATAGGGTACTTGTAGTTCTGTCTACAACAGAAACAGTATACGTTTCTGTGATTGCATCCGCAATGGTAGCGAGAGTGGCAGGGGCCGCACCGAGAACCATCCCGGCTTGTATACGACTGCCTTCATAGCCCTTTTTAAATTTTGCCTGAAATGTGGCCTCTGTGCCGGTTGCTTTTTCCTCGTAAAGCTCAAATGCGTAGTGGACATCAATGGTACGATTCTCATCATCAATGAAAATCGGTGTCCCCGCAGGTACGCAACCAGTGTCACCGTCCGGCAGGGTTTTTAAGTCCACAATATACTGACCACTTGTAACACCAGTCTTAGAACCAGTGAATACATTACGAGCACCACCGTATGACTTCGACCACTTGATCATCTGTAAAGTTTGGCTCATTTTAATATTGTTTAATTAATAATAAAATACGGAGTCACACCGCAGCAAGAGACCTTCTCGTGCTCCTTTATTTTTTACTGACAGGTTCGCCAACGCCGAGAAATTCAGATAGACCCCTGCTCTTGGCAACGGCATTTTCCTTTTCCTTCAGCACTTTGTCGACATATCCTTTCAGTGGCGATGTCCCCTCGCCTTCCCCACCGCTTCCCTCGCCAGGTACGTATGTTTGACCCTTGGCAGACAGCGTTTTGTTGAACTTTGCCTTTGCTTCCGCAAAAACATCCTCAGCAGACGCACTCTCACCAAGTTTCAATGTTGCAAGTTCCATGGCGTTTTCAAAATCCACCTTCCACTCATTCGTAAGTTTCAGTTCGCCTGTGAGCTGGGAAAGACGCTCATTCCTGAGTGTTACCTCACGCTCTTTCTTCAGCGCATTTATCTCCTGCATGACAGGATTGATACTTGCGCTCATCATTTCCTGAAACAGAACTTTCAAATCCTCCTTGCTGATTTTATCATCAGGGGCTTTGGGTGGATCGGGTTGTTTTACTTCAACATCCTTAGGGGGTTCGGGGTTGTAGTTCTTGACAAAATCGGACTGTTCCTTTATGATATTCCTGTTCAGTGTATCCACGTGTCGGAATGCTTTGGTTACAAAGTCATCGAGTTCCGTTTCATCTGTTACTACGCCTTCAATACTCAATAGTGATTCTATGGTATCGGAGATTGTGATGTCGGATATTTTCTGAGAGGTTTTCCCTGACTTACCGACAAATTTGGCCTTGATGCTTTCAAGTGCCTGTTCTTTTGTGAATTTCATAGTGTTTCTATGTTTCGTTAATAAATTGGTTAATATACAAAAAGGTCTACATACGACTGTCTGTCGTTAGTAGACCTGTTTAGTCTTTTTTAGTTGCGCCTGTGTGGTGCTTATATATATTAGTATTTAACGCATTGCTATTATTAGTATTTTAGGTATAGTTTATTCTCCGCTGGTGTGCTCCACATGAAAATATGTGGTATGCTTGCAATCGCGACACCGTAGCGAATAATCAACCGTACCATTCAACATCAAAAGTCTAAATGGCAAGGATTTTCCGCAATACGCACATTTGCTGTATTGCGTCTTGTCCATGTCGTCCTTTTCAGCAGTTGCCATTATAAACATTTTCAACAAAAGTAACAATATTGTTATAAATTTACTACCTTTGTTGCTGTAAAAATATGCACAAATTAAATGTTCGTAATTAAAGACAAGGATATACCACTGCCAACGCCATACCCACGCGTATATAGAAAGTTGCCTACGGTGAAAGAAAGCGGGTGGACACGATTCGATAATTTTACAATCAGAAAAGATATAGACCTCTGTCCACAGCCTGGGCTACAAGAAAAAGTGGTGGCCAGCGAGTGCAATCTTATATTCCTTGCGGGTGAAGCGACTATGGGTAAAGCCCTGTCTATCAATGAGTTTGTGTTGTCTCAAGACGGGTGGGTTAAAATGAAAGATGTCTGTGTTGGCAATAAACTTGTTGATGTGTGGGGAGATGAGCAATCTGTAACTGGAGTATATCCACAGGGATTATTGAGAATATATAGAGTGGAGATGGAGGATGGTGGTTCGTGCAGGGTAAGTGCCGATCATATATGGTATGTTTTTGCTAATGGCGAATGGTTTATCACCACTACTGAAGATTTGTTATATTCCATACATGAGGATGGAGCTGAAGTATACCTGCCCACATACCTATCATATACAGAAAATAAACGCAAAATTAAAGCTATTATAGAAACCGAAGATGTAGAGGAGTGTGCGTGTATATCAGTAAGCAGCAAGGAGAAGTTGTTTGTCGTAAGGGACTACATCGTCACCCACAACACCTTTTCAGGCTACCTAAAAGCACTTAATGGCATAGACAAACCAAACTATACGGCCAAACTCATATCAAAACGCTTACAGGATAGCAAGAAGGGTGGTTCGCTGCTTCGTGACTTCAAGGTGGTTTTTGACGGGTTTGCCGGTTGCGAGGTGTCTGGCGCCGACTACCCTACCGCAGCGTTTCCTCAGTGGAATAGTTCCATACAGATGATGCACATGAACTATAACACGAAAAATGAAAGCGAGTGGAAGGAGTTTCAGGACTACGCCAAGAAAAATCAGTGCTCCTACGCATATTGGGATGAGGTTACGGAGATAGAAGAGTTCAGGACATTCGCCTACTTCTTTTCAAGAAACAGGGACGCATCAGGAGTGAGACCTACTACCGTATGCTCATTCAACGCACTACACGAACACTGGACCACATCGTTTCTTAAACAAGGTGGCTATATAGGCCCAGACTGGTATCTGATACCTGAGACGCTTGGAAAGATACGCTATTTTTATGTTAAGGGTGACACGGTGGAGGCCGTTGAGTTTGCCGATACGAGGGATGAGCTTGTCAGAAGATGCAAACTACAACCCACACCCGAAGAGGAAGCCATAGGTATTACCGCACATGACCTTGTAAAATCGTTCACCGTGTTCTCAGGACATAGTGCGGATAACAGGATATTGGCGCACCAGACAGGCGGTGGCAGTATCGCCAATCTGTATAATGTCGGTGAAACGGAGCGTCTAAAGATTAAGCACGCTTATTTCGGTCCAATAGAAAAGGAAGACGTGCGCATCAGCCAGCAAAGCATTGCCGACATATTCGTCATACCGGCAGACAGGTCTACCGATAGATACGCATCCATGGACGTTGCGGCAGGCGGTGACGTGTGCGTTATGATGATATGGGAAGGACATACGCTGATAGCCATAGAGACTTCGGATAGAAGGGAACCCGATGAGATAGAGATGTGGGCTGCGGCCATGCTGACGAAATACAAGGTTCCCGTGGAGAACTTCTCATTCGATGCCTCTGGATCAGGATTCTTCATGCGCAGATTCAAGCAGGGCGTACCAATCATATCAAACACAAGACCTATTATTGAATACGATGAGGCTGGCAATAAATCCGTAATGGAGGCATACTACACCCATAGGAGTCAGTTGCTCGGTAAGCTTGAAGCCGCACTTGTCAAGGGTGAGATTTCGTGCAGGATTGATAAATTCATGAGATTCCCTCACGGACCAAAAAGGATACAAACAACGCTTCTTGACATACTTGTAGAGGAGCGTAATGTGTTTAGACGTATTGACAGGAACGGGAAAATATATTACCGCAACAAGGATGAGTTCAAGACATCCTACAAGTTGTCACCAGACTACATTGACGCCATGGCTTACCGTATGGTGTTCGACCTTGACGCAAGACCAAGGAAGCAGAAGGCACGTGTCTACGGAGCAAGCGACTACCGCCTTGTATGGGACTTCGACCTGCCGGGCATGTAGAACAATAATGTGCATATTTTTCTTATTTTTATGGTTTTTTTCGTGTTTTTTGGCTTATTTTTGCTAAAAATACGGTAAAATAATGAAAATTTCTGATTATACGAAAAAGCCATTGTGGTCAAGAAACATCTATACCAAGAATTCAGAGATAAAGCCGACCACTGTAACAGACGCATTTATAACCAACGATCAGATGCGTCTCAATAATTCAAACAAGATAGTCCTAAACCAAACAGCGTTCATGCAGGAACTATCTCCCATGTCACACGAGATATTCTCAACGAGGATACGATCACTGCGTCCCAAGTACAAACTCAAAGAATCCACCGGTGAGTATATACTGAAGGGATATGAGGATGTTGAGCGTATCGGGCTGCCCATACAATCGTCAATAAGGGACAACAAGACGGGATACTGCTTCGGCAATCCACTATGGTTTGGCAATGAATCCGGGGATGAGAAGTCTGAGAAGATGGCGACATTCAAGACGTGGTGGAACTCGGCGAATATGACTTCATGCCTGTCGCAGATGGGACACCACCTGTTTGGTACGGGAGATGCCGCTATCGCCATATATATTGATGAGGACAAGAACATAAACTATAAGGTGTTCGGGTTCGAGAATGGCGATAATGTTACCGAGACATACGAACTTGTCGATGGCGTAAGAAAACGTGTTGGTGTACGCATGTTCCAGATAAACGGGCACAATGCCGTGGAGTTGTATAAGCATAATGTAGTGGAGTTGTGGATAAATGCAGACGAAGATGACATTAGGGGTAAAATAGGCATGAAACCAACGGCCATAAAATCCGAGGATGACTACACACTGGTATCGTCCACTCCTCACAACTTCTCAACAGCACCGTTTGTGTATTTCCGTGAAAAGGATGTCCCGTGGGGTATTGCACAGGATATATGCGATAAGTTAGACTTGCTTGTATCGGACTTGTTGGAGAGTGGTCGCTTCTTCTTCAACCCGTACATATTCTTAAAGGGTGGAGCCATAGCACTCCCATCCACAGACTTTCAAGGGCGTGTTTTCGCATCCGACAATGAGCAGGGAGATGCCAAGATTCTGGAACCGCCAAACGCAAGCGCCATGCTCGAAACCGCCTTCGGGAAACTCATGCGTATGCTTCTTGATTCCACAAAAACGGTATTCATACACCATGAGGACTTGAAAGGGCAAAATGACAGCGGTGCGTATCTGCGTATGCTATGCTTCCCTGAAATACAATGGGCTACAAACTTCTATCCACGCATAGACCAGCAGATGAAGCGGCTGTTCTCCCTGTTCGCAACAGCGGTTGGCATTGTGGAAAATGCGGTAACAGACTATGTTGATTTAAGGTTTTCGTACCAGTTCACGCCGTGTATACCGCAAAACCTGTATGAGGAATCGCAAATCATTACAGACTCTTATCGCGCAGGAGTTCTCTCACGTGAAACATCCGTGGAAGAACACTCACTGGCAAACCCGCAAGAGAAACAACGACTTGAAGCCGATGACGCACGAAAAGCCGCTTATGAAAAAGAAAAAACTAAAATACAAGAACCAGATAACGAGGTTAAACCCTCAAATAATAACAATTTAAAAAAATAATTTATGGACTCAACAAGAATTAAAATCGGGCAAGTCTTATATGGTCAAAGCG